TTCGTCCAACGTTAAAAGGTAAATGGAAAGATGCTGTTCCATTGGAAACGAATATTATCGAAGTTCCCAAAAATTTGATTGAATATGAAAAGTACTTTTTGGTTTAATTATGTTATCACCTGAGAACGCTGTCTGGGCAGCGAATGAATTTATAAATTATTACTCTAAGTTTAATCGTATTGATGATTATCTTAGGTATGTAAAAACCAGTAGGATGTCAAATTCAACTGGTAAATTGTTTGGACCTGAAGAGCAAATCTTTTCAGATTTTGATCTTCATCCTAATGAAATGCAGTTTAGTATCCATGAAGTTGATACTTCTGCTAAACCAAAGTCTAAGTACAACCAAGAACTCTATTCAGAAATTCTCAACGATACTGCATCAAACGCTATTGAGGAAGCAATTCCTGGTAGAACCTTGAAGTGGATTGTTACTGAAGACACTACAAATAAAGTTATTGGTGTCGTTAGGTTTGGATCTCCTACAATCAATTCTAAACCACGAAACGATTACTTTGGAGAAGTCCTACCACTCTCAGTAATCAACAAAGAGTTTGTAATGGGTTTCAATATTGTCCCCGTTCAACCATTTGGATACAATTATCTTGGCGGAAAACTTTTAGCACTTCTTGCATCATCTAATGAACTCAAGCGAAGATTTGATCAGAAATATGGAACTGATCTTCATTACTTTGAAACAACTTCACTATACGGTACTACAAAAGGAGTATCCATGTATGATGGTCTTAAACCTTTTATACGACACATAGGAGATACTGAAAGTAAATTTCTACCACTGTTTCATGACGATTATTTCAGAGAAATGTTTTGGTGGTTTAATAATAATGCTAATGGTGGAGAACGTTTGATCTCCGCAGATAAGTCTTCTAAGAAGTTGAAGATTCAAACCAAGATGATTTCAATCATTATTAAATCCCTACAGGATGAAGAGAAGTTGAAAGAGTTCAAGTCTTGTATTGAACATGCAAAAACTCTGACTGAAAAGAAGAGATATTATATTTCAGAGTTTGGTTATGAACCAGATCAAGTTGTTGAATGGTGGAAAAAGAAAGCAACTAAAAGATATGAAAAATTGAAGAGTGAGGGTCGTCTTAGGCATGAACTTGAATTATGGAAACCTGGAAAGGATTTGGAGATTATCCGATGAATATGAATGTTGAACTTAAAGATTGGTTGAACACTATCAATCAATCAAAAATTAATATTATTGATGAAGATCCTGACACTGAGAAAGAGTATTCTCCATATGTGATTAATAGGTGTCTCTCTGGATTTTTGGATACAATTCTATATTCAAATGAAATGAATCTTTGTGGACATTTGGATAAGAAAATGCAATATGATTTTTTTCTAAATAGTATTAGGACCAAGAAAAGATTTTCTCCTTGGTTACGCAAAGAAAATATCAAAGATCTTGAAGTAGTCAAATCTTACTATGGATATAGTAATGAAAAAGCAAAGCAAGCTTTGAGTATTCTAAATAAAGAACAAATAGAATCTATTAAATCTAAACTTGATATTGGAGGAAGAAAATGAGTGTTGTGACTGAAACCGAAATTGCTTGGTCTCAAGATCAAATGGTAGAAGTTGTTTTAAACGAACCTGATGATTTTCTCAAGGTTCGTGAGACTTTGACTCGTATTGGTGTAGCATCTCGCAAGGAAAAGAAACTGTACCAGTCTTGTCATATTCTGCACAAGCAAGGTAAGTATTATATCGTTCACTTCAAGGAGTTGTTTGCTCTTGACGGTAAACATGCTAACCTGACTATCAATGATGTTCAGCGCAGAAATAGAATCACTCAACTCATTGCTGACTGGGGATTGATTACTGTAGTTGATGTAGAGAAGATTCAGGATATTGCTCCTCTAAATCAAATTAAAGTTCTGTCGTTTAAAGACAAGGGTGAATGGGTTCTTGAAACCAAATACAACATTGGTAAAAAGAAAAAGGAAGAGGGTTGATAAATAATGATGTAGCGACTTTTCGTGCAGTCTCTACGTTGGTCGGAAACCCCCATAAAGAGGTACGGTTGTCACCCTACCTCTTTTTTTCGTTTTATGGTTAAATATTACTGGATGCCTTTGGGGTCCACAAAACACAAACTCGCTTTTAAGGAGCTACAATAATGACAAGCATTACCCGCTATAATGCGTCGGATCTTCCTGCGCTCATGGATCGTATAAATAAATACAGTATTGGTCTAGATAGTTATTTTGATCGTCTGAAAACTCTACATGAGACGGCATCTAACTATCCACCATACAACTTGGTTCAAGTAAGTAGCGCAGAATCAAAACTTGAACTAGCACTTGCAGGATTCAAAAGGGAAGAGGTAAATGTCTACACACAAGACGGAAAACTTTTTGTCGAAGGAAATCGGGATGAAAGTGGTGAAAGTGGAAGAGAATACTTCCATAGAGGATTGGCTCAGAGATCTTTCTCCAGATCTTGGACACTCTCAGATGAAACGGAAGTTAGATCAGTTGTATTTGAGGATGGGTTACTAGTTGTAACTCTTGGTAGAGTTATTCCAGAGCACCATCAGCGTAAAGACTATCTATAAATATATGTGAATATCGTCGTCGCTATGCCATGGGAGGCGCTGGCAAAATCCAGCAATGCCTCCCATTTTATCTAAATAAAAATAAAAATGAACTTACAAGAGTTTGTTGATCAGAAAATCACATTCAAATACCACGACAAACTTAATTCTAAATTTTGGTCTGATAGTAAGTTAGATCCAAAGGTTAGAATGAGGTTAATTCAGATTGCCAAAGAATGGTCTAAGTTTGCAAATATTCCAGAAAATTCAATTAAAGATATTATATTTGTTGGTGGTAATGCCAACTATAATTACACAGAGTATTCTGATATAGATTTACATTTAGTTGTAGATAAAAACAAACTTCCAGATTGTCCAGATTTGATTGATGATTATCTGAAAGATAAAAAACGTTTGTGGTCTTTGACCCACGATATTAAAATTTACGGACATGACGTAGAACTTTATGCTGAGGAGGAAGGTCAGGAGAGACCTGCCAATCAGGGAGTCTATTCGGTCAAATTTAATAAGTGGTTAGCGACTCCTGAAAGAGGGTCTCTAGTCATTGATGAGGTATTGCTAAAAGGCAAGACTCGTGCTATGATGGATAAGATTGACTTTCTAATCCGCCACAAATCTGATGATGTATCTGAATTTAAAAAATTAAAAGATAAGATTCGTGATATGAGATCATCAGCAATTCGCAAAGGGGGCGAATTTTCTATTGAAAATTTAGTCTTTAAAGAGTTGCGAAACAATGGATACTTAGAAAAATTATCCAATTACATTACCAAAATACAAGATAGGAGTTTATCATTAGAACATTATGTCAATTAGAATTCTTACACTGAAGTCTGGTGAAGACATCATTGCAGACGTACAGGAAGTTGTTCAGCAAGTTCCTGTAGATCCAGAAAAACCTGATGGTGAAACTAGGGATCAAATTATTGCTATTAAACTGGTTAAACCATACGTGGTTAAACTTACAGAACCTGCAGTTCTGCTTGAGGAGGATAGACCATCGCTTTCAGTTCTTTACTATCCCTGGGCACCTCTGTCTACGGATAAAGAGTTTTTTATTGGAACCGATTGGATTGTCACCCATTACGCAGCACATGAAGACATTGTAAATTCTTATTTGGAGAAGAGAGATGGAAGAGGAGATGATCGACATGATGGATCAACTGGAGGAGAATCCTCAGAAAGTGGTGAAGTGCTTCTTACTGAAGAATCATCATTGGATGATATCGGAGATTCAGGAACTGAGGGTTGATTACGAACTTAATGTTCCTAACTGCAAGTTAGTTAAACCGTATCAAATTGATGAAGTTTATGATTATGATGAAGATTGGAAAGTTGAATGGGAAGAAAGACCTCTAGTAAAAATTGGTAGAACTGGGTACAGGACCAAGCACGAGATCTATCCTTGGAAGGATCTTACCAATGATGACGAGATCTTGATTTTCTCTGATTACATTGTTACAATAGTCGAACCCAGACCAGAACTACTGGAAGCGTATCTTGAAGCAACGGAGTAATTAACTTGCGATTCTACACTAATGTTCAGATGGTCGGTGACGACTTTCTTGTTCGTGGATATGAAGATGGAAGGCACTTTATTGAGCGGGAAAAATATTGTCCCACTCTCTTCGTGCCTTCTAACAAGAAAACAAAATACAAAACTTTAGAAGGTCAGTACGTCGAAGAAATTCGACCAGGAGGAGTTCGTGACTGTAGAGAGTTCTATAAAAAATATTCTGAAGTAGATAATTTTACTATCTACGGCAACAATCGTTATATCTATCAATACATTTCAGATAAGTATCCTGAGGATGAAGTCCAGTTTGATCTCTCTAAGATTAAACTGGTAACAATCGATATTGAGGTTTCATCTGAGAATGGATTTCCGACAGTAAAGGAGTGTGTTGAAAAGGTACTAGCGATTACTATTCAAGACTATAGTACCAAGAAAATTTATACTTGGGGTATCGGACAATTTAATAATTCAAACCCCGATGTTCAATATTTTGAATGTTGGGATGAGAAAGAACTGCTTTCTAAATTTCTCAGTTGGTGGGAAGAAAATCCTCCAGAAGTAATTACTGGATGGAACTGTGCCCTTTATGACATCCCATACATTGTTGGAAGACTTGAAAAAGTTCTTAGTCCTAAGGAGATGAAAAGACTTTCTCCTTGGAAGATTGTTTCACAGGAGGAGATGCATGTTAAAGGGCAATCCCATTTGGTGTGTGATATCGCTGGAATTACTATTCTTGATTATCTTGATCTATATAAGAAATTTACTTATACTAATCAAGAAAGATACTCGCTAGATCATATCGCAAGTGTTGAACTTGGTGAGAAGAAACTTGACCACACTGAGTATGATACTTTTAAGGAGTTTTACACTAATGATTGGCAGAAGTTTGTAGAGTACAACATTAAAGACGTGCAACTTGTTGATCGTCTTGAAGAAAAGATGAAGTTGATTGAACTTGCTATTACCATGGCGTATGACGCAAAGGTCAACTTCACAGATGTTTTTTATCAGGTTAGAACTTGGGATGCCATTATCTACAACTATTTGAAGAAAAGGAACATTGTTATTCCTCCAAAGGAAAATGCAAATAAGGATGATAAGTATGAGGGTGCTTATGTAAAAGAACCTGTTCCTGGATTGTACAATTGGGTTGTTAGTTTCGACTTGAACAGTCTATATCCACACCTCATCATGCAATACAACATCTCTCCAGAAACTCTTGTTGGTAGGAGTAATCCCGATATTAGTGTTGATAAAGTGTTGAAACAAACTTTTCAATATGATATCGAAGAAGATTATGCTGTATGTCCAAATGGTGCAATGTATCGAAAGGATATTCATGGATTTCTCCCACAACTTATGCAGTCAAAATATGATGAGCGAGTAAACTGGAAGAAACTTCAACTTGCAACTGAGCAAGAGTATGAAAAGACTAAGGATCCAAGTTTGAAAAACACGATTGCAAAGGCAAAGATTTTCCAATTAGCAAAAAAGATTCAACTTAACTCTGCTTATGGTGCTGTCGGTAATCAATACTTCCGATACTACAAACTGGAAAATGCTGAAGCAATCACTACATCTGGTCAAGTTTCTATCCGATGGATTGAAAGTAAACTTAACCAATATCTAAACAAAATTTTGAAGACTGAAGGTAAGGATTATGTTATTGCTTCTGATACTGACTCTGTGTATTTGTGTCTGGATGATTTGGTTGAAAGGGTATACGCAGGAAGAGAAAAAACTACTGAAAGCATTGTCAACTTCCTTGATAAGATCTGTAAGGTGGAATTTGAAAAATATATTCAGAGTTCTTACCAAGAATTGGCGGACTACCTAAACGCCTATGATCAAAAAATGCAGATGAAGCGAGAGTGTATTTCTGATCGTGGAATCTGGACTGCCAAGAAACGATACATTCTTAATGTCTGGGACAGTGAAGGTGTTCGTTACAATGAACCTAAACTTAAAATGATGGGTATCGAGGCAGTTAAATCTTCTACTCCTGCTCCTTGTCGTAAAATGATTAAGGATGCTCTTAATCTAATGATGGTTGGCACTGAGGATGATGTTATTGAATTTGTTTCTAAGTGTAGAGAAGAGTTTAGGAATCTTTCTCCAGAAGAAATATCATTTCCACGTTCAGTGAGTGATGTTACTAAATGGAAAAGTGTTAGTAACATCTATGAAAAGGGAACGCCAATTCATGTTCGAGGAGCACTTCTATATAACCATTATGTAAAAAAGCAGAATCTTGATAAGAAGTATGCTCTAATTAACAACGGTGAAAAAATTAAATTTTGTTATTTGAAAAAACCAAATCCAATTCATGAGAATGTAATTTCTTTTATTCAAAATTTTCCTCACGAGACTGGACTTGACAAATACGTAGACTATACACTACAATTTGAGAAGTCATTCCTGGATCCACTAAAGAGTATTTTGAACTGTATTGGATGGGACTGTGAAAAACGTTCAACCTTAGAATCATTTTTTGTATAACTATGGATTTCCTTAAAGACATTGTAAAAGAGATTGGTGATGACTACACTCAACTCGCATCAGAAATAGACGAGACAGAAACTTATGTTGACACGGGTTCGTACATTTTTAATGCACTGGTTTCAGGTAGTGTATTTGGTGGTGTATCTGGGAATAAGATTACTGCTATTGCTGGAGAGTCT